ATTAAGAGTTACGTAATTTCTAACTTCTTCAGTCGACATTTGGTCATCACCACCTATTGCTGATGTTACATTAGTAACTTGTAAACTATTGGATACACTACTGTTTATTAAAGACACTGGACCGGATACAACAAAATCTATAACACCTAAAGAATTTATAGCTCCAGCACCTAAATTTGAAGCTTTACCACCACCGACTCTATATTGTATAAAAAGTGTAGTATTTCCTTTAACAGCTGAACCTAAAGAAATATTATTCATAAATTTATTTAGGTTAACATTAACACCATACTTTGAAAATTCGTCTAATAGGTTTTGTGACCTGTTATTACCACTACCAAACGTTAAAAAAAAGAAACCTTCAGGTGTAAATTCACTAACAAATCTTGTATCGGTACTAATATATTTTCCAACCTTCATACCTGGTTCGTCAGCGGGAGTACTAGGGTCTATTTCAAAAATTTCAGATTCAGCTAACGCTTGTACTTCATACCATTTATTGTCATTAGCTGTTATAAACTCTAGTGATGAAGGTAATGTTGTATAACCTAAACCTTCTTTTTGTATTACGGATGTAACCCCTAATACGTTTCTTTCTGGTAAAAATAATTTAAAGAATGGCTTACTGTCTATATCTGTTATTTCTTTTTTAAATATTTTAGTGACTCCGTTTACTACAACTTCTCTTTTAGTTATTGTGTAATTTTGTATAACACCATTAGCGTTTAAATTAGGAATTTTTGTCCTGTTTACAACACCTTCAACATTATAGGGTGAAGAAAAATCACAATCATTTGATAGTTCAAATACTTGACCACCACCTCTTACTTGAGCCCCTCTTCTTAAAAAACCTAAATAACGAGCATCTTCTTTATCCCCTCTAGCTGGTACTACTATTGAGAAGTCACATAAAGTTATAGATGGTCTATTTCCTGGTATTTTTAAACCGTAAGTTCTAGCTATATTAAAAATAGAACTTCTTTCTTGTGCAAAATTTAATACTGTTTCCTGTAAACTTCTATCAATATTAAAATGTAAGTTATCAGCTACTGCCGCATTTAAATCTAAAAAAACTGAATATATTGACGAATCGTTAGCGTTTTTAATTAGGTCTGGATAGTATATATTAGTTAATCTTAGTAGTTCATTTCTTAAACCTAGAAAATCTCTTTCTGTGTAAGCTATTTTTTTCTCTGCCATATTATAAATTTATAATAATAAAGTCTCTAGTACCAAAGACATCATCTTTTATGCTATAATCAATAAAGATTTTAGCTGTATATTCTTCCGTACCATCACCAGCAACCCTATAAATCCTATCATCTAAATCGGTATCTATTTCACTAGCTTTAGAAGCTATAGATGGGTGATTGGAATCATTAATATTTTTTTCGTTTTCCCTAACATCTTCTAAATTTTCGATTTTTATTTCATTTACTATAATATTAGGTACGTATTTTTTTATGACATCCCTAAGTTCGGAATCTATAGCTTGGAAAGTAGTACTGTCTAGTGGTTCAAAAATATATTCATATAGTCTTGTACCAAAATCTGGTAAAAAGTATCTAGAACCTTTTCTTGTTAATATAAGGTGTATTAAATCAGCTTTTGTCTCTTCCGCGACTGTGGTTGTTGTTTTTAAAAAAAATCCACTATCACTGTCTTGAAAGGGAAAAGCTATACCATATCTTTCTCTAGCTATTGTCATATTAAATAAATACTATAGTTTAGATTATCTATTAACTCTTTGAAACATCCCCTCTAGAATTTCTTCTATTGCTGATATTACGGCGTACTCGTCATTACCCCAGTTAGATTTATGACGTTCGATAAGTCTTTCAACAATATATTTAACATCCTTGTCTAGTAATTCCCATTTTCTATCATCTTGGGGTTGCCAATACGACTCTTCTCTTAATATTTTTTTAATCAGGTTTTTCATTATTAATATAAATATCACTTCTAAGTTCTTTATTTAACTTAAGGTGTGATGGCCAAAAAGGACAGTGTCTACAACCACTACCACAACAACTACCTCTTTTTATATGATACTCCTCTGTCATTACCATAGTACCATTTTCCCAATAAAAATCTTTTGGTTGTAATTTTGGTTTTAAAAATTCTTTATAGTGTAGTTCACTAATCCAATCATCATTTCTTTTCATTATCTATCTCTTTTATTTCTTCTTTGTGTCCACAGTATGGACATGTTATTAACATAGATACCTTTTTTTCATTTTCTGGTACATTATTAGAAAACAAATGGTAGTCAGCAATTGACCACCATTTGTTACATTTACCACAATTAAAGTGATATAATATTTCTTTACTAAATTTGTGTTTCACTTAGTTCAGTTTCTTTTCCATTTTTTTCTAAAGATTTTAAATCGACATCAATTTCACATTGACCACCTGAACAAGCTAATTCACCAGATAAATCTGTATTATCATCTAACTCCACAACTTTAGTTAAGTCTACATTAGTTAATGATTTCATCATTTCTTCATATTTTTCTTTAGTAATATCCTCAAATGGTGCCTGAGTATATGTACCACCATTATAAGGTAGTACAGATAATCCATTATAATGTTTTCTATTTTCCCACATCCATTCACCAGCTGAATCCCATTCGTTTTCTCTTAATGAAATAGTTGCTGATACGTTGTGTGAGTTTGAACCTTTTCTGTGCCCACTTCTAACCCACTCTGTAGCAATTTTTTTAACTCTCTCTAACAAATCAAAAGGAGATTCCGTTCTCATAATTGCACCTTTTGGGGCTTTTTGTGGGACAGATATTACTGCGGTATCATGTGGTCTAAAATATTCATCTTCAACCAATTCTGGGTGGTTTAATTTTAAGTAAGTATAAATAGCTTCATTCTTACCAACTCTAACTCTTCTAATATAATAATCATTATGCCATGCATGAATACCTGATGATGTACCTAGAGTTAATGAAGTTGTACCAGCTGGTTTAACTGTTGTTGTTCTAGCTGCTGCATTTATACCTAGTAATTTAGAAACTCTTGTGTTTTCTCTTTTAACTAAACTTGCAGCTTTTTTAGTGTCATAATTAAGTACTTTACCAGAACCAATCCCAGTCATAGACACACCAATAAGAGCATCTTTTTCTGTAGTTTCTCTCCAAACGTCTCTTAAATAATGAAATGAAGTGTATCCAGCTTGTAACGTCCCGATAAAAGCCGCGACTTTAACTCTTTCATTTAGGTCTTCTTGTGATTCGATGTTTGAAACGTTCACTTCACAAAGGTTACAGAACTGATATGGTCTTAATGCTATTTCACAACACGGATTGGTTCCCCAATCTTTATCATTGTTCAGATAGATTCCTGGTTCACCAGAATTAGATAATTCAACTCTTTTCCACAAGTCCATAAAAAACTCTTTGGTTATTTTATGTCTCATTAATACAGCAGAGTTATTAGCCCTACCTCTTTGTGGGTTTAATTCCCACCAATTACCAGCTTTACAACCAATCATAAGGTCATCATCAGCTGAAAATAAACTAATTAAAGCAGCTCTTCTAATGCCTCCAGCTAATACCGCATCAGCTATGTAACAAACTATATCATGAACTTCAATTGTTGTAAGTCGTTCACCATTTTCTTTACCAGATAAAATACCTTCAACTTTAACTAAACATTCTTTAAGAGGTTGTGGTCCAGGAGCTTTTCCTCCTGACGTTATTAACCTTGCTCCCTTTGCTCTAATATCAGAATAATCAAATTCTATTCTAGAACCACCACCATTCATATAGGATTTCATAAGAACTTTAATAGAATCTGCCCACCCTTCAATTGAATCTCCAATTAAAAATCTTCTTTTTCTTTTTGGGTATGGTTTTTGTATAACTGGTAATTTTGCTACATGGTGTTTTTGGACCGAATATCCAACACCAGTTCCACCTAGTAATAGGAACATACATTCACTAAATGAATCAATATGGTCAATTGGCATGTACGCACAATTATAAATTCTATTTGGAGATATCTCAATCGGTTTACCACCGAATTGCATTGACCTCATAGATGGTAATACTTTTTTATCATAAACTAGTTTGTATTTATCCTCTATTTCATTTTTTAAATTTGGGTATTTTTTAATGTGCATATTTTTATTCCTAGTAACTAACTCTTCCCAAGTTTCTCGTCTTTCTAGTTCTGGTAGATATTTTGCGTACTTCATGTAGACAGTAATATCCGATAAAATTTTGTTCGAAATTTCCATATTTTTTATTTTTATTTTATTTATTTAATATTTTTTCTCTTCTTTCTAGAGCATCCATAACTCTTTTTCGGTTTCTTTGTGTTTTGTCTTCTTCAAAACCTAAGAAGGTTTGTGTAGATTCAGTATTAATTTCCAATGTAGCATTATTAAATGTACAATTTTCAAATATAATACCATCTTGACCTAATCTAGACTTAGTTATAGCGATAGTAGCCAAACCAAGTTCTTTTTGTTGTAGTGTTTTTGCCACTGAAATTATGACATGTCCAACTTGAGCTTTCTTTATTGACCCACCCATTTGGTCAGTAGTAACCACTTCAGATGAAATAGAAGACCTATTACCTTGTGCGGCGGTCCAACCTACTAGATTCAACTCATGGCACATACCTTCAAATTTTCTCATAACTGAACCTTCACCCTTCCACTCATCATTATAACTTCTATCCGGTATCACACAATCTATATAGTCTAAGACAACAATATCTAAATTTGTACCTTCTGCTGTTATTTTTCTAATTTGGTTTTTAATTTGTGCAATGGTAAACTCATCTGAGGCTAACTTTTTCAATATTAGTTTACCACCATTTGTTTTCATTTCATCAGCCTTTGAGAGTACTTTTTCTTTATTGTCACTTAGTTTTTGAGGTTCTATCCCCGTCCAACAGGTAAAGTGCTTTCTTTGTATGATTTTAGGGTTGTCTTCAAAAAATATTTGTAACACGTTATACCCCATATTAAAAGCTGTATTAGCGAACCTTGTTAGTATTGTAGTCTTACCTACACCGGTAGGTGCTAATATCACACCCAACTCTCCTTTTGCCAACCCACCATTTAATAAATTGTCGATGCCGTCTATCCCAGTAGGGATTGGGTGTCTATAATCATCTTTTAAAACATCTTCTAAATTTTGGAAAACTTCAACAGTACCTTCATCACCTTCACCAATACTGATGGCTTCTCTTATATACTCTTCACATAAATCATAACTTTCAAAGTCACCCTTTTCTAAAATAGTTTCTACTTTTCTAATAGCTTTTTTTAATTCTTGTTGTTTACAAAATTTTATTGTTTTTTCTTTTATAAACAAATGGTCTTCAAAAGAAGCCTCTTTTATATCCCTTAACATATCAATAACACACTTTTTAGCCATTTCAGAAGAAATTTCTAATTGTGTTAATTGTTCTATACCTTCAAAAGATGGAATACTATGGTACTTTTCGTGATATTCTTTCATCATTTGCATAATTAATTTAAAGTATTGATTGTCAAAATATTTTGACTGTATACTATCAATTATAGATTGTGCAAACAATTTATCAGTAATAATTAGATTTAGTATTTTTAGTTGGAAGTTGTATCCTAGGTATCCAAAATTTTCGGTATTTGTCATATAATGTTGTTTAGAAATAAATATTAAAATTACTATTTAAAGTTGTTTATCTAGGTAGTAACAATATGGTTTTCTGTCTGACAAAACGTCAGTTAACTCTCTAAGTATGTAAGAAATTTGTGGTCTAATATCTACAGAAAATTTTACTTTAGGTGGATAAATGTCGGCAGGGAAAATTCTTTGCATAATTAAATGATTTCCTTTTTTAATAGTTATCGTAAAATACTCTTTTTCTTCCTGTAATTTTGACACATCTTCTTTATAAAATTCATCAATAATATCTATAGTTTTTAAAATTAACTCATGATTTATAATATCTTTTATGTATTTAACAGTTTCATAAAGGTCAATTGACTTTATAGTTTTTGGGTTGTGATTTCTTACTGTAAAAAATCTTTGGCATATAATATTATCTTTTATTGATAATACGAATTCAAACTTTTCTTTTTCTTCAAATTGTTTCATTTTATAAAATTTTTTTAAATTTATTTTTTTCTATTCTGGTTAATGTTAAAAATGGTTTAGTAAAATTTAAGAAAGATTCATCGGAATTTCCAATAAAATTAAATAAACCATCTTTCATCATCATTCTTAATAGGTTTTTGTATGAACGCCCTTCTGGGTCCATATTTTCGTTTATTAATTGTTTAATTTCTTTTTGTTCTTGTTCAGGTAGTAAACTCACACTTAAGTCAACTAAAAATTTATTTCTTTTAAAAAAGTCATCACCTAATTCACCCTCTTTAGTAATACCTTTTACAATATTTTTTAATCTAAAATTTTTATTACCTTTTTCGTATTTATCCTTACAAATAGATAAAAACTTTTCAAGTTTTATTTCTTCATCACATATCTCTGGTACTAAATTAATTATAGTTTTTATTCCAACATTTTTAATACCACTTATATCATCAGAAGAATCACCACATATAATTTTAATTAATTTTACATTTTCTACAGGAACTATATGTTTTTCAAATTTAATTTTATCTCCTTTTTTAACTATCTGTAAATTATTTAATAATTTTAAATCTGTAGTTTTAGAAACTAACTGGGTTAGGTCTCTATCGTTTGAAAGTATTGTAATCTTTTCTTTTTTATTTTGTAGGCTATAAAAAGCTATACAGTCGTCAGCTTCATGACCCTTAAACTCACATTGTCTAATAAAAATTTCTTCTAGATATTGTTGTACTCTTACTTTTTGTGAATATAGGGATTCACGTTTTTCTTCAGTTAATCTTTTATTGATTCTTTTAATTTTATATTGTGGGTATATATTTCTTCTACTTTCGTAATTTTTTTTACCATCCCACGCTACTACAATTTTATTAAAATTATATTCCGATATTAATCTTTTTATTGTATTAAGAAAATAAAAAACAGCCCCTAGATTAGTTTCTTTATCTTGGAAGTTTTTTAATCCGTGAAATCCTAATTGTAATAATGAGTTTCCGTCAACAAGAAGTGTTTTGGTCAATTTTTTATAATTAAAGGTTAAATACTAGTTTTCTATTTCTAAAAGTTCAATTTCAAAATTTAAATTTTTACCAGCCAAAGGATGGTTCATATCTAAAGTAACTTCTTTTTTGGTAACCTCTACTATTGTAGCTGTGGCTGCCTTACCACTTTTTGTATTACCCTCAATTCTTTCATCAATTATAAATCTGAACTCTTTTGGGAAGTCTTCTCTTGGTACTTTTATTTCTGCTTGTTCTTCATATTTACCATATGCTTGTTCTAATGGTATAAATATTGATTTTTTTTCACCTTCTTTCATACCTCTAACAGTATTTTCAAAATCTCTTAGTACCCTACCATCACCAATATTAAACTCTAGTGGTTCTTTTCTTGAGACTGAGTTGTCAAATTCTTTACCATCTTCATACGTACCTATGTAATGTACTTTTACTTTTTTCCCTACTTTTATACTATTCATTTTCTTTTTCTTCTTTTGTGTCGAATTCACCCCCCACACCTAACTGGTCAGACCAAAAAGAGGCGTATTCTTGTTTGTATTTTTCTATTGATTTTTTTTCTTCTGATGTTTCTTTTCCAGCCAAGAACCCATGTGGTGTTATTAAAATTTTACCATCTTCATAACCTAAACCATTAACATGGTTTTTCATAATTGTTATTTTAGTTCTTGTTGCAAATTTAACTTTTCTTTTTTCTTTAACTGCTGAAATATTTGTAGTTCCAGCATTTTTTTGATTACCAAATCTAAAAACTAATGTAGAATTTAACCATAAAGCTTCACCACCTTTTGCTTTAATTTTTGGTTGACCAAATGGATTATCGGGTAATTCCACCCATGGTTGATTTACAACCACTAATGTGTTTGTGTATTTTGAGTCTTCTCTTCTAGACTTTCCTATTCTTTGGTTAATACCCATACCTATTTTATCAGCGAATACAGCAGCGTTATGCATTTTACCACCCTTACCATCAAAAGTCATTTTACATGGTATCGAACCAACTGAATCCCATAAAAATAATAAGTCGTAATCTAACTCTCCCTTTTCTTGAGCATCTAATAAAGAATTTATATAGTCTGTAATTTGTTCTATGTACTGAAAATCGTTATTGAAAAGAAAAAATCCTTCCCAATCTATTTCACCAGTACTTTCATCTACAACTTCTTCACAATCAAAACCTAATAGTTTGGCATAATTAAATCCCCATTTTTGTTCCGTTATTAGTATTACTGGTAAAACCCCCTTTTTTTGTGCATCTACAGCTGTTTTAATTAAAGCTGTAGTTTTACCGGTATCTGAATGACCCAAAAACATCTGTAAATGACCCATGGCTGGACCAGGTATTCCTGTAGCGTCGAGGAATGCCGGTCCTAGGTCAAAAAATTTATCTGTTTTAAATTTAGCCTTTTTAGAGAACTTACTTTTTATGTCTGAAAAACTTCTTTTCTTTAATGCCATCTATATATTTTTTAAAATGGTAAATCTTCGTCTACTTTTTGGTTTGCTTGTGGGTCTGGAGTGTTAGTTGTTTTACTCATATCCACAGTACTATTTGTTTTAGCGTTTGGGTCATCGTACGTGTATTTTTTTAGTTCACTATCCCACACAGGGTCTAAACCTTTAGAAATAGCTTCTAAATACTCAACTGGTTTTTGAGAGTATACATCCTTCCAAGTTTTTTCATCGGAAGTCCATTCTACACCTTTTGCATTATCTTCTGTTAATTTACCTGGGTCTTCATACATCACGGAAGATACTGTTGTATATTCTCCTCTTCCACCTGGTAATGGTACTGCTTGTAAAATAAGGATTAAATCTCTACCTTCATTAACATCAGTAACATCCCCTTTATTTCTCCAAATAGGGATAATTTTGTCGATTGGCCCATCACCTTTCCAATTATGTTTGAACCTCCAAAATTTAACACCATCCTCTTCCTTATCTCTATCAACAACTTTTACTATGTAAAATTTTTGTGAACGATAACTTCTAGCTAACTCTTTTGATTGTTCATCACCAGCTAACCTAAGTGCTTCTTCCACTTCATTTAATGGACTTCTTTCCCCT